GCGCCCGACGTAGCAAAGTTCGCCGAACTCTGCAGTCCTACGGGTTAACTGATGCGCACTTAACGGGATAACTGGGCCAGCAGTAATAATGCCTGGCAGGGTAATGTCGCCGGAGCCATTAATATCCAAAACTGGTGTGACATTGTCAGGCAAGCCTGCATCGACAACATTCAAACGCAGTTGAAATCCCTTTCCGTTAGTCCCCGGATGACTGCGTGTACTCCAAAAAAATCTACCTGTATTGGAGTAGCCTGGAACCGATGCAGCCCCCATGGAGAGTACTTCATAGTAGATGCCAGCGCCACCCGCTCCACCATCATTCGGTGCCCGAAGAGCGCTTGCCCAAAGAGTACTGGATATCCCACCGGCAATTATTTGTTTCGGACCGATCAATACTGACGAAGAATCGAAAGTAGTCCGCTGCCGCTCGAACGTAACCGTATTCTGGGCACCAAGTTTCAAGCCAAAGATGGAAGACGCCAAGGTCCCGGCTGGGGGCTCAGCCGCCACACCGTAATACGATACGTCAGAATCCTGCCAGCAGCTGGACTCACAGTAAACCGCCAGAGAGAAGAAGGTGCCACACAGGATGTATACCTGACCATCATCCGTGATGGTTACTTCCGATACCGTATTATTTGTCATGCCACCTTCGTTGTGAAAAACGCTGCGTATCTTGCTGTCGTTGTCTACTCGAAGCTGAATAATGGTTACCATGGCGTTCGACATTCCGGCAATGGCACCGTATGACGTGGTTCCACTTACACGAATTGATGCCTCCATTCCCTGCTGTGCGGGATTAAACTTCCCGATTCGCCACCAGCCTGCCTTCATACCGGTGTTCACGATAGCGCCTGGGCCATACGCGCAAGCTTGCACATATTGCGATGTGATGATCGGGGCATTTGAATAGATCGTGCCCTTCATATTCCCCCCGGACAATGGCAATGCATTGTAGGGACCCGCCGCAAACGCCCGATCCATTTCATTCAATTTCTCGTTGACGTTAGGCATACCGTCATAAAATTTATCAGCCATTTAAATTCCTTCAATTTGTAGAGCTGCAGAGTAAGTGTCAAAGTACGGCGTAGCCACAGCATCGATATTGCTGACCTTGCCATACAGCATGTAGTCCTGTTCCACCAACGGATCCGGATTTTCCGGGAACAAGCTGAATAGCATCGGCTTGCCCTTGCCGTTCTCGCGCAGGATGCGCATGAAGCGGGCGCGGTCCATCGGTGTCAGATGCGTCAGATTGATGCTCAGCTTGTCGCTGGTCGTGCCCAGCGCGGTTTTCAGGTTGCCGGCACCCGTTCGGTAATTTTCACTGCTATCCTGCGTCTGCAACTGGGCGCCGTAATCGGCGTTATATTGCGGTGACCAGTAGTTGCCCACCACCAGACGCGAGATTTCCAGGTAGCCTTCCGGGCTTTGTGGCGCAGACACGTCGATCACTATCTGCCGTACGCGCACCGGCGCGAACCATGTCACGCCGTCAGAGCCGCCGCCGCGAGGCCAGGTGTTCACACCGCCCCACTGGTAGGCGTTCCAGCCGAGCGGCAGCACACCCCAAGGATAGGATCCATGCACAGCAGCCGGGCACGGGAAGATGCTGCCTGTGTCGAATACCGGCACGGCGTCGCCCGGCCGGGCATAACCGCGCACGCGCATGCGCGCGCTACTGGTCATGTTGGTGGAGATCAGCGCCACGCAGGCGATGGACTCCTGTGTCGGCCATATAGCTGAGATGGTCTGCGCCGTGCCGGCGGCGCGCAGCACGGCATTCTTGCTGTCGCGCTGTAGGTTGGCCGGGCCCAGTTCGCCGGTTTGGCTTAATGCAGTCAACACCGCGCGGTCAGCGGCATTGTCGTGGATGATGCGAAGATTTCTCATGGCAGCATTGCCCCTTCCAGGATGAGGTAAGTGGTTGGTAAAATCAACCCAGTGGTAACGCCGATAGGCTCGGTGGCGGTATATCAACAGCGCCGCTTCGACAGCATCACCTCGACTATCTCGGCACCGGACGTGCGGCGCCGCATGCTCCGATAGAATTCGGCGCGCCGGCGATTGGTGCCAACGCTGGGATCGTATGACGGGTCGGAGGTTGGGCAGCCCGTCACGACAGGCTGGATCGTCATGACGGCCCCATTTGCTACACAAGATGCGAGCGGAAACTCAACGCGCCGCCGGCGCTAGTTTCGACGGCCATGGTTGCCTTTCAGGTGGTGGAAATGAAAAAACCCGCCGAAGCGGGTTTGTGGTGACTACTGTTTTGCTACACGACCTTGACCATGACATAGGCCCGTCCGTCCGGCTCAATCGAGATCACGCGCCCGACCGCCTGCAGGTACTGCAAATGGGTGAGGTCCGCCTGGCGGACGGGAAGGCCCTCGATGCCGGCACCGTCCTGGACCGGCACGATGTAGTCGCCCGGCTGGGCGCCCAGCACGTTCACCGGCACGCGGCCGGCGATGGCGATGCGGTCGACCTTCTGGCGCTCGGCTTCCAGCGCCGCGTCGAAGGTGGCCATGGCCTCGGCGTCTTGCAGCACGGCAAGTTCGTGGGCGGCGAATGCAGCGGCGAACGCTGCCTGTTTTTCTGCCCACTCGTCGTCGGTGTCTCCAAGCTCGGTGACCACGTCCTCGTATTCCGGTGGGTTGGTGCCCGGTACTGCCTGCTGCGCGACCACGTCATCACGGCGGACGGCTTGAGTCGGCGCCGGCCCTGCCTGAGGCGATGGTCGCTGCCCTACGTCATTCGCCCAGGAATCGCCGCCGACAAACGAGGGCGCCGTCGATTTGATCGAAAACATGACGGCATCGGCCCACTGGTCGGTGACTTTATTATCAGCAGTGATGCCTACTATTTGACCAGGAGCGACAATGCCGCAGGTCGGACACTTGAAAATATACTCCGCATAGTCGTTACCCCCAGTATTTACTGTCCCCGCTGTAGATACACTACGTCCAGACACAGAGTGCTTACCGACGTACAACACGTTATTGGCACCGTTCCACCCGCCAAGCCCGTCTGCCGCAAGGACTGCCAAACTAGGGTTTGTTGCGCCGTCCCTACCGACATACAATATCTCCTCGCCCTGGGCTGAGCCTCGGCTGATGTTATGCCGGGCATTAACATCCCCGCTACCTGCTTTTAAGAGCTGAATATAGACCAGGCCATTCCCGCCAAACCTTGCTATGTCCGCCGAGGTCGTATTGGAGTTTTTGTCGTAAGCCCGAAGGATATAACGGTAACCTTCTTTGCCTGGCAAGGCTCCGTTTCCGCCGGACACGTACCAACCGATACTGCCAGCCGAGTAGGTGCCGACCAGTCCGCCGATGCCCGAAGAAATGACGCTGTTCACACTGCCTGCTGCAGCGCCAACTGGGCAGTTCAAAATATATGACCCGCCCGTCGTCCAGTCACCGATAAATAAGCCGTTGTTGATCTGCACAGCGTTCTGTGCGCCGGAGTACAGGCCGGACGAGGATATTCCCCTTATGCGTGGCGGGTACGCCGCTGCATTGCCCGAATCGTAGATCAGTGTTCCAGGAGGTGTTGCTGTTACTGATACAGGTTGTGCGTATGTAGTGGTGGTAAAGCCCAGCAGATTAAACGACGCTGCGCCGAATGAACCTGCCCTGAAGTTCAAATACACCTCAAACGTCCCATTTACCAGTTGATATACTTGTATTCTGGCGTTGTTCGGGACTGCTCCATTAAAGGTCGAATCGTAATAAAATCCACCTCGGACGGCCAGCATAAGCACGAAGGGGGAATTGGCGTTTGCTGCCCAGCCATCATTCAATACCCCGTCAATGCGCAGATGCTGCGCATTGCTGCTGTCGTCAGCTGCAAATGTGGCGATTCGATACCAGAGGCCTGTTGGTGGATTTTGGCCAATATAGCTGTACCCGTACTTATTAGAAACTCCAACTACTACAGGTGCTGATGTCGTGATGGAAATACTTGGATCAAGCCACGCTGGATTCATGTACCCATTCGGCCCACCAAGCGGCGACCGCCCCACGGCTGGCGCATACGACGCCACCACGGCGCCCCGTCCAGCCAGCTCGTTCAAGCGTTGGATCGTGTCCTTCTGGCCATAGTAAAAAAAATCACCCATTACAGTTCCTCGATTTCAATGTTGCTGGCATAAGCCTGGAAAGATGGCGTCGTGATGGCGGCCAGGTTGGCCAGACGGCCATACACCTGGTGTGCCTGCTCCAGTTCGACATCGTTGCTATCCGGATACATGCTGGCGAAAAGCGGGCGCGACAGACCGTTGCCGCGCACGATGCGCCATAGTTCTGCACGGTCCAGCGGCGTCATGTGATCGAGCGCCAGCGACAGTTTGCGGTACATCACACCCCGTTCCACCTTCTGTTCGCCAGCGCCGTTACGGTATTGGGTGCTGGTATCGACCGGTGTAATACCAGCGCCATACGAGGCGTTCTGCTCGGGACTCCAATATGCCCCTGCGACCAGGCGCGCAGCCTCGATGTAGCCGGCAGGATTGTCGGGGTCGGCCAGGTCGATCACCAGCTTCCTGATACTGCGCATCTGGAACCAGCAACGGGCGTAGGTACCGCCGCCATAACTGTAGGCATTCAAGCCCAGCGGCAATGCGCCCCAATCCCACATGCCCAACCGCGCATACTCGCACGCAGGCATGAGGCCCGTATCGAATGCAGGCGCAGTGTGGCCAGGTTCGATGTAGCCGCGTGCGCGGATGGTCGCCCCTGAGGTCAAGTTGCAAAACGGCAGCGCCACGCCACCGATGATTTCCGGTGACGGCCACGTTGCCGTGATGCTCAGCGCAGCGCCGGTTGAGCGCAATACCAGAGACTTTCCCTCGCGCTGCAGATTGGCCGGCCCCAAGGTGCCGGCCTGGCTCGATGCCATCAACACCGCGCGGTCGGCCGCGTTGTCGTGGATAATTCGGAGATTCGTCATTTTTTAAATTAAGCCCAGTTGGCTAAAGCGAAAGATGCACTTTTCCCGTTGTAGGGATCAGCATTCTTTGCTGCAACTAAACCATAAGTATCCAGAAAAGGGGTGGAGGCAGCGCCATTAAGTTGCAAACCAATCGTTATAGAATTTACTGCAGTCACCTTGGCGTAGACCCCAGCAGGGTAATCTTGCTCCCCTAGAAAACTGGCTACCAATGGATTGACAACAATCCAAGGCATCTCGTTGAATCCTGAGAACGCATAGGAGTACGGGTAAGTGAAGTTCGGCGTTGCCGTGTGGATCAAATTTTCAATAATCCTCGCATGCCGATTATTACTGTTATATGTAATTTCCCCTGCGGCGTTGAATACCTGCAAACCAAAGTTACCGGAATCGGTTACGCCGCCAACACGAGTGGAGAATACTGCATAGTCGAAGCCAGAGTCTGAAGCATCGATCAAGCAGAAGTTTCCCCCGAACACCGTACCATATTGTTTAGTCAAGAAGATGCCGCCAACGTATTTACCATATTCATTAGGACGAACAAGGATAAGCGGAATCTCTGCATTCAGATCAATACCGAAATCGCCAAGGTTTATCACATAGTTGCCGTAGCCGCTGTTATCCGCGCCTTTAGCGACAGAACCTCCGGTAACGTAACGAGGATTTTTTAAGTTATCGTCAATCTGGACAACACCGTTAGTATTGAAGATTTGAAGACCTGCTGTCATTTTTATATCCGATATACTGTAATAGGAACAGAGGTAAAGCCGGTGAATCTGACGCCGGTAGACCACACGTTAATTCCACCATCTACAATCTGATAGTAATAATCTGGGCAGGGCAGTGTAACAGCCCAGAAACCGTCGTCAGACATACCAGTAACAGGTATAAATCGTAACGCTGTGTCATTCCATGCCGGTAATGTGAAAGTTCCAACCAATCTAGTCAATCGATCGGTAATTTCCAATCGAAGTACCCCATTAGCATTAAATACCTGAAGACCGGAAGGCATTACCACTCCCCCAATCTGACAATTAATTTGCCTGCTGCGTTATAAATACGGATACCCTTACTGTCATATTCAGTCCGTTGGCCGCTCTCTGCGCTGCGAATCAGGCCAAAGGTTCCAGTAGCAGCCACCAGCTCGCCTCTAAACGACCCGCCAGCCGCCGACAGCTGCCCGCTGAATGACGCCCGCCCATCCGGCGAAATGGTCAGGCCTGGCATGGCCACATAACCGTCGCTGCGCATTTCTACGAAAGCGCCGGCATTGCGATTGCCCATCAACAGGCCGGCCGCGCTTAGGTGAAATCCTCCACCGGCGGCGGCGCCCGGCCAGGAATATGCATTGGTCGGGTACCCAGGTCCACCGTGCAGTGTAGTGCCGTACAGGTCACCAGCGGTCACACTCCCCAGGTCCGCGCTGATAGCCGCCAGCTTGTCCACCGACAGCGCCTTGGCCGCCACCGAACCGTCCACCAGCAGATTGCCATTCAGCACCGTGCCCAGCACTAGCCAGGCGCCATTATCAAAATACTTCGTCACCGCATGCGTCGCGTCATACAAGGTCACCACGTCGCGGTTGACCGGTGCGCCATAGCCTGCACGCCCCAGTTCATACACTGCCGAGGCATCCGACCAGGCCGAGTACCCGGGCGCCGTCACCGTCACGGTACCGCGCTGGCCGGTGGCGCCATCGGCGGCCAGGCGCGCCGCGGCGGCCCATTCGCCTGGGGCGATGTCGTCGGTCGCCGTGCGCGATGCGGCCGTAGCACCTGAGGTGAACAGGTACGCACCGCCCGTCGTCGGCACCTGGGCCGACCAGCCATTGTTCAGGCCAGTGAGCGAGCCGCTGGCAAACGTGAACGTGCACGCCGCACTCGGCAGTGCCGGCGCGATGTTGGTGGCGCCGCGCTGGTAGATGCGCACGGGTGCCACGTTCAAACCGTCGGTGCCGTCCTTGGCCAGTTGCACCGCCGCCGACCACTCATTGGCGGCGATATTGTCCGTGGCATTGCGCGAACTGGCTGCAGCCACGCGCACGTACAGCGGCGCCGTGCCGGCAGGGATGTTCTTCGACCAGCCATTGGCCAGATCATTGCCGGCCGGCGTCGTGATGGCCGCCGTGGCGAAGGTAAAGATAACGTCGCCCGGAGAGTCTCCGGGTACCGCAGCGGCGCGCTTGTAGGCGAAGGCCTGGCCCGTGTTCAATCCGGCCAGGCCGGTATCGCCATTAACGCCGTCGAAGACCTTGCTGACCATGTAGTTGGCGATGTAATCGACACCAAATTCACGGATGCGTGCCTGCACCAGCGCCGTATCCGTAGTCATGCTGGAAAAATCGACCGTGGCCACGTTGCCGTTCACCCGCAACGCCGTGCCGGCGGATACGGAAAAGACGATATCGCCCACCACATTGACGGGCTTGGCGGTGATGGCGATCGAGCCGGGCGCGCCGGCGCCGGCGCTGTTCACGCGAAAGACGGGCGTACTGGCGGACATCAGGAGCGCCTTGCCATCGGCCGTCGTGCTGAAGCGCTCCGCCGTCGCCTGCAGCAGCGTATCGCGTTCCCCCACTATGGCGCTCATGCCAGCACCCCCACCGTCACTCGGCCGGTCAGCCAGAAGCGCGACAGCAGTACCACCACGCCCGGCACGCCGTCCTGCAAGCCAAAGCGTTCAGCGCGCAGTTGTACGGGCTGTCCCAGTTCCAGCATCATCATCTCGGGTTCTCCATCGAATTCGTAAATGGTGCGCGGTACCTTGCTCAAGGCCAGGCGCCGCTGCGCTTCCGCGCGGGCATCGGCCCGCGTCTTCAGGCACGTATCGATCTGCACCGGGTCGTCGCTCAAGCGGTAACGCGTGCGCACCGCCGCGTCGACCACCGTCTCCGTCAGCCATTCGGTGGCATACAAATCCGCATGCGCGGGCGGTATGCTGGTCGTCAGGCCAGCCTGCGGCGTCCAGTTCCGGTCAAAACCGATCTTCACGGCGGCCGTCACCGGCAGGCGCTGCGCGGGACGCAGCGAGCGTTCGCGCATCTGCTCCGGACCGATCGCCACCGGCACGCCGGCGGCCGGCAGCGCGATCTGCACCAGGCGCAGCTGGCCCGTGCGCGACATGATCGCCTGGGCGCCCACGCTGGCCGCCAGTTGCTGGATGGCCTGCGCCTGGTTCGTACGGTCAGCAACATACAGCCCCACCAGCTGCGGGTGGGACGCGTCGAAGGCGGCCAGGTTGTCCAAGTCCAGGTCCGCCAGGGCAAAACGGTCGGCCGCCTTGCCGTAGGCCGTGGCGATACGCTGCACCAGCGGCGCGATGCGCGGCGCATAGCCGCCGCCCTTGTCGCCCTGTACGCTGGCCGTGATCGTGGTGGAAAACGGATCGGTAGTCAGGTTGAAGCGGCCCGCCTGGTCATTCAAGGCCACGGCAATCGGCTTGCCGTTGGTGCGCACTTCAAACGTCGATTCGACGGCGCCAAGAAAACCGTATTCCAGCGTGGCGGGATTGGTCAGCAAGGGCGTCACGTTGTGGCACTCGCCAAACGGTATCGGCAGGATGGCGTCCTTGTTCGGCGTCGTGCCACCCAGCTTCGCCTCGGAGATCGGCGTATTCAGGCGCTGCAGCTTGTCGCGCAGTACCAGGTTGACCGACTCGCGCCCCGCACTGGCCACGTCGGCGATAATGCCGTCAAAGACCAGCTGGAAGTCGGCGCGCGGCCAGGACGGATCGCCGGCCCAGGCCTTGATCGGCCGGTTCATCCAGACATCATCCAGCCAGCCATCAAGCGCGCCATCGGCGTTATCGAGTTCGATATCGCCGCCCGACAGCCCCGCCTCGCCGGACAGGCTGACCTGTTCCGTGAAGGCCAGGCCGCCCTTGGCCACCGGCTGGTATACGGTATTCGCCGGCACTTCGCGCGGCCCGGTGATGTAGGGCCGCGAAGCGATATACCGCGTCACCTCGCTGCCGGCCACATTCACCTGCGCCTCGATCAGCACCATGCGGATGGCCGACGGGCTTTGCAGCCAATCCTGAAATTGCGCATCGGTCATGCGTACTCTCCTTTCACTGCATTGGCCCAGGCGGATGCCCGGGACGATTTATCCACGCCATCGACCACCGTCCTGGCGGCGTTGGCATTCGATTCAAAGGTAGCCTGGATGGTGGCGCCCGTCTGCGCCCGCTGGTCGGCGCGCAAACCTTCCAGCTCCACGCGCATGGCCTGGTTGTCTTCGCGCAGGCCGCGGATTTCGGCCACCAGTACATCGGAGCCGACGTTCGCCGCCGACGAGTAGCGCACGGGGTCGAAGACGGCCGGCGCTTCCACCGCTGCTTCGCCAAAGGAGGCGGCGACAGACATGCCGGCAGCAGGCGCAAAGCGCATGCCACCCGTGACATCGGTCTGCCCGCCTGCCCGCAACGCAGCACCCAGCGCATCGACCGCCTGCTGGATGCCGACCGCCGTCTTGTTTAGGTTGATCAACTGCCCCACTTGCATATCGAGTGCCGTCAGTTGCTTCTGCGCATCATTCAACTGTGTTCCGGTGACCGCAGCCAGCGCCGCCAGCTCGGCCTGGACCCTGGCCGCATCGGCGGCATAGCTCGCGCTTGCAGCGTTCACGACCTGGCTGGCCGTCAAATACGCGGTGGCAGTACCTGTCAGCGCCGACTGCGCCGCAGCATCGCCCGTCTTCGCCTTGGCCAGCGTCTCTTCATACTGACGCTGCGCCTCTACCATCTTCTGCATCGGCGTCAAGGTCGACAAGTTGCCCAGCAACAGAGAATCCTTGAAGGTGCGGATGCCGTCGCCAAACGATTTCAGGCGCTCGATGGTGGACTTAAGGGCCGAAGACTCCGTTTCATAGGCAATTGCAATATCCTGCCGCGCCTGCAACTGGTCATACAAGGCCAGGTTAGCGGCATCGACCGCTGTACGCTCCCTGGCACGCAATTGCGCCGTAGTCATCGTCATCTGGTCAAGCTTTTCCTGGATACCCTTGCGCTCGTCGGCAATACTCTGTTCCGACCTGGTCAGGCTTTCCGTCGCCGCATGCGTCTTCGCGAACGCATCGGCCAATGCCATCAGGCCCGCATACTGGTCGGCCCCCGTCTTGGTAGCCAATGCGCCAGAATTGACCAATTGCAATACCGTGTCCTTGAACTGCGCTCGCGTAGTCACACTGGCATAGCCCAGGGCCGCCATCTGTTCCGTCACGTGTTTTTGCACGGGCGCCAGACGCTCGGCTTCAGTCAGATAGTTTTCGGCAAAGAATGCAGTCCGATTGCCCAGTGCTTCCACGCCGCCGGCAGCCTTGACCAGCTGCTCGCGTGCCGCCAGGGACGCCACGCCAACGGCGCCGAATGCCTGCTGCGATGTGCTGCCCATGGTAGCCAGCACGCCATCGACGACCGCGTAGTTGCCCGCCAGGCGCTGCAGCGCAGCGCTGGCCGATTCGCCCTTCTGGCTCAGTTGCGACAGCGATGGCACCAGTTCCTTTGCCATCGCATCGCCGACGCCGGTAAAGAAATCGGCAATGGCTTTCTGGTTCGCGGCGTCATCCTTGGTCATGACGATATTGAGCGACTGCGTGCGTGTGACCAGGCTATCCGTGTTGACGCCCAAGGTACTGGCGAAAGCGCCCGTCACCGCCTTCATCTGCGCATACGTATCGCCAAGCGAGGCCGCCAGCTCGGCATCGACTTCAGAGCGGTCGGTACCTTTTTTATTCTTGCGGAAAAGGCCGCCCTTCTGGGTCCAGTTCGAATAACTCTCACCCGTAAAGCCATCGGCACCGAGGTTGCCGGAAATACCGGCACTGCTGACCTTTTTCTCGCCCATGCCGAACAGGCGGTTCGCTGCTCCGCCCAGCAAGCCGCCCACCAGCGCGCCCACGGCAGTACCTACCACCGGGAAAACGCTGCCAACGACAGCTCCGATCGCCGTGCCAGCATTGACGATGCCATTACGGCCGTACTCCCCTGAAATCATCTTGCCGCCATATACTCCGCCCATGACGCCGGCAGCAACGCTTGCCGCCGCACCAGCACCGGTGGCGAATGCGCCATTGGCCCCGGCCGTGTAAGGAGTGCCTTGCAGCATGCTCATGCCACGCTGCACGCCATTGGCCACCGATGTACCAATACCGGAAAGTCCGCTGGATAGTGAATCGTAGATGCCCTTCGCCGAACTCAGGAACGACTGGATGCCCCCGCCGTTGGCCAAACTGCCCTGTGCCTGCGCCGCGCCCGGATTTAGGAATGAGGCAAAGCCGGCCGCGATGGGCGACATGATCGGTTGCAACACGAGGTTGTTGAACATGCTCTTCAACTTATCCTTGAACATGGTCGCCAGGTTCTTGCCGCCTTCGAAGCCGTTCATGAACGCGTCAGTCAGTGACTTTTCGATATCCTTGGCGCTGGCGGCCCAGTCATCGGAGGCCTTCTTGGCCGCAGCGGCAGACGCTTCCTTGGCGGCCAGTTCTTCCGTCGCCGTCATGCTGCGCTGCTTGGCATCGATCAATGCATTCAAATACTCAATCTGGGCCGCGTTTTCCTTGCTCACCGCCAGCGCCGCGCGCTGTTCCTTCAGCAGCGCCATTTCGTTTTGCGCGATGGCGGTCTTGCTCATGCCATACACCGCCACCAGCTTTTCGCCAGCCTCGGCTTCCTTGACGGCATCGGCGACGGCCTGCGTCCGTGTATCGGACAGCGCTTTCGCGTCTGCCAGCGCCTGCTCGGTCACAGCCTTGGCTTGCTTGCCCACCTCGATCTCATCGACGCGGGCCTGAAGCACCTTACGCGCAACCTCGAATCCCGCCTGCTCCGACGCAGTCAGTTTTTTCGTCTGACTCTCGCGGAGTTCCTTCAACTGAAAATCGAACTTTTGCGCCTCGTTCATCTCGGCATAGCCGGCAGCTTCACGCTTCAGGTCGCGGGCCTTGCCGTGCATCTCATTCATCATGGATTCGAAAGGCGTGGGCGGAGCGGGAAGCGATGGCGCGCCTGTACCAGTTCCACCCTGCGGTTTACCCGACGCACCTTGCTGCTCTAGCTGCTTGAGCTTGCCGCGCACCATATCCAGTTCGCCCTGCAGCCTTGCCAGGTTGCTGTCCATCCCGGCCTTGTCCAGGGACTGGTATTTTCCCGTGCGATTGCGCACGGCATCCATTTCCGTCGAAATCTCCAGCATGCGCTCGCCAGCCGGGGTATTCAGTCCTTTCTCCGACACGCCCAGCTTTGCCAGCTCATTGCGCTTTGCAAGCTGGACCATCTGCTTGTCGAGTTCAGCAACGATTTCCTTGGTACTCTTGCGCATGGGTTCTACGGCTTTCTCCGCATTGTCCTTCGAAGAACTCCCCCACATGGCCCAGGCAGTTGCGCCCAAGCCCAGCACCGTGACAATCAAGCCGATCGGGCCGCCCAGGAAGGCCAACGCACCGCGCAAAACGCCAGCGGTAACGGACGCGGCACGCATTGCCGCTGTCTGCGCCACCAATGCGCCAGCATGGGCTTCGGCGGCAACTGCAGCACGGGCTTGTGCCGGAATCAGGCCATTGGTGGTCAGCGCCAGCGCCACGTCGGCCTGGCTGGCGCGTATCGTCGCTTGTAATTCAGCAACACGTGCGGTCGCCAGTGCAGAGGTGGCGGCGGTCGCCGTCACGTCGGCATTCGCCGCCGCCAGGGTGGATGCCAGCAAGGCCCGGTTGGCCGTGACCTTGCTATACGTAGCCACGACGACGCCGGCAGCCCAGGAACCAAATTTCGCGGTGGTCAGCGTTTCGAGCACGCCAACGACCAGGGTCAGGTTATTCGACAGAAATTCGAGGCCGCTCGTCATCAGGCGCACGGAGCCGGTCGACTCCGCCTGTCTCGCCGTGAACTCCATCACGTTGTTGCTCAAGACGGTAAAGCTCCCACCGATGGTTTCGAACTGCACAGCTTCCTTGCGCAACTCGCCCAGCGCATTTGGCAGCGCGACGGCCATCACGTCGGCAGTGATCAATCCTGCGCCAGCAAGCCCGGCGAGCGCTTCTTTCGACACGCCCAGGCCGGCGGCCATGGCCGCCATGACTTCGGGCGCAGCCTGGCTGATATCGTTAAATTGCTGGCTGCTCAGGGCGCCATCGGCGAAGGCGTCGGACAGCCCCTTGAAGGCGGTGGCGGAATCTGCCGCCGAGGCGCCGCTGATCTTGACGCCAAGATTGAGCGCCTCGGTGATGCCGGCCACTTCGGCCTGGCTGATGCCCAGTTTCTTGGTCGCATCGTTCATTTGGGCGTACAACCCTGCCGTGGCGGCAAGGTCTGTCTGCCCCGAGGCGGCAATGCGCTTGACATTGTCGTACGCCTCGCCATATTCCTGCGTCGAACTGGTCGACATGCGCAGTTGCGCTGTCAGTTTCGTATATTCATCAGACAGTTTGACGATCTGGCCAATATTGTTGGAAATACCCAGGTTGGAGAGTATCTCCGTGTATTTTTTCGTGACATCTTCGAGTTTGAAAGTCGACTTGGCAGCCCGCTCGCTGGCCTCGCGCATGCGTTCCAGGTCATCTGCCGCGATGCGCACATTGAGCGTATCGATGCGTATCTGTAATGTTTCAATTTCAACGGTCATAATTTACCCATAAAAAAAAGCCACCGCAAAGGTGACCGTGCAATCGAGGCCACCTTCACGACGGCTGTTGTGTTTTCCGTGTCACCTCTGCTGTAAAAATCAGGGCAAAACCAGGGCTAAGGCGAACTGTTTTGATGGGAGATATAGGCTGCGTCGAGCTGATCGACCAGCTCCTCTTCCCAAACCGCCAGACGGATACGATGCCGCAGTTGCCATGCCAGGATATCCAGGCTGCTCAAGGGATTGACCGCCATGCCGTTTTGCCGCTTGCGGCTCATCTGCACGAAAAACTGCCACACGTGCGCCAGTTCAAACGGCAGTTGCGCGCGAACGGGAGCCTGCGGCTCCCGGTAGAGTGGATGGCGCTTGGCGGCATCCAGGTGCTCGCCTTTCGCATTGCCATCAGCCGCCTTTGCCGAACGCTCGAACTGTTCCTCGGCAAAGAGCAGCAAGGCGGCGGTTAGACCGTCAAAAAATTGCCGTCCGCCTCGAGTGCGGCCAGCACTTTTTCCTGCCAGGACGGCATTTTTTCAAAAATCGCCTTCAGCAAAGCCGGGGAAGGCTGTACCGGGACGCCCTTGTCGACGAAACCAGGCATGCCCACCACCACCGCGATGGCGATCTTCATGTTGCGGTTTTCCGCCAGGTCATACAGTTCCGCGGCGCCTTCGTCGGTCTTCGCGTCGATTTGCTTGCTTTTTTGCACCGAGCGCTTGATCGCCACCACCGACGTTTCGCGAATCACGGCACGGTACTGGTCGGAATTTTTGCTGACGATTTCAAAGCCCGCCTTGTGTGCGCCGTCTTCGTCAAACAACACCGACACCAGGTGCACCTGATCCACCGATTTGTTGCCATCATTCAACAGGGAAATATCAAAACCAGCCGAGGCGATCATTTGTGCGTTGTTCATATGTATTTGCTTTCTTGATTGAGGTAAAAGTAAAAAGGCCGCCATCAGGCGGCCCCGGGTCAAGCGTCAGCCGCTTACAGCGCGCTGTCCTGGATGGTCAAGGTGGTCGCTTCGTGCTGCGCGTCCGTGCCCTTGTAGCGCAGGACGTCGAAGGCGCAGGTGACGATCTTGTTCTTCTCGCCGTCGTCGATCTTGGCCGAGGTGATCTTGATGCGGCCCATGGCCAGCGCCAGCACGTCGGCGGCCGGCGCGGTGCCCGATGCCATGGCGTAGGCCAGCGGGATTTCCGTCTCGGACTTGAAGTAGTCGAGGTAGGTGGCGTCCTGCAACAGCACCGTGAACTGGCCCGAGCCCATCACCTTGCCGCGCGAGGCGGCCGTGGCGTACTTCGAGCCGATCACCGGGTCGACCTTGACCTGGCCATCGAGCGAGACGGACATGCCGGTGCAGATCTGCGACGGGATGCCGTTCACCGACAGCATGGCCGTGGCGCCCGAAAACTTGCCGCTGCCCGGCGCTGCCAGCGGCGCGGGGAAGTACGGCACGGCCGTGGTCGGGCCTTCCGCCTTGCCCATCAGGGTAAAGTCCAGGCTGGTGATGCCGTTCGGCTGCACGGCGATATCCATCTTGCTGACCAGCTGGTCGACGAAGCTGCGGTGCACGCCGATCTTCGGGTCCTGCACTTCGGCCGTGAACCAGTCGGTGGTATGGCCCGTCAACGGGGTGAAGCTGCGCTTGCCCACGGCCGCCACGCCGACCGAGTCGCCGGCCGCCTTGACGATCATCGCCGAGCCGTCCATGAACTGGCCATTCAGGTTGGTGGCCGTCACCGACGTGACGAAGAAATTCTTCGCGTTGTTGGCGGCGGCCGGCGCCGTCATGCCGGTGATGCGCACCACGCTGCCGGCGCGGAAGCCTTCGCTCAGCCAGGAACCGGCGCTGCGCGTCAGGCCGGAGGCGGCCGCGGCGATGGTGGTTTGCGCGGCAGCCACGCCGCCTGCCGTGAAGTCGCGGCGCAGCAGCGCCGCCATCAGCGGTGCATACGTGCCGCACGCCGCTTCGGCCTTGATGGCGCCCGTGGTGCGGAAATTGCCCAGGCGGGTATCGCCCTGCTGCTGGCTGGCGTCGATTTCGGCGCTTGCGTATTTGTCCGCTTCCGTGTCGAAAGTGGCTGTGACGCGGGGATAAATCTGGCCGCCGCCGGCGGCGGCCTTGCTGCCTTCGGCGCTTTGTTTGCTGATAACGATCAAGCTGTCGATGCCGTTTGCTGTCGATGCCATAGTTGTAAAACCTTTCGTGAGATAAAAAAAGACCGCCAGGGGCGGTCTTGGGGAAGGAACTGCGAATAATCAGGAAGACAAAAACCCGCGCGCGGTGAGGCGGCGGGCTGGCGTCCGGATGGCGCGGGGCCATGCCGGACGGAAGGTGGGCGAAGGGGCCATGAAGGCCGTTCGCTGCGCTGAGTTCCCCTATCGGTGTCGCGCCTTGGGCGCGTCTATTACGAGTGGAGAAGCATGTGGTGTACTGCAGTGCTGCCGGTGTTGCTGTTGCTGCGTGATCGAGACTCTATTGTAGGGGCGTTTTTTCCAGTGCCAGGCATATTGCAGAAAATTTGTCAGTGGCCGAGGCGGCGCATGGCGCGGGCGCCGTGCGACTGGAAGATGCCTTCCAGTTCGCTGACCATGTCCTTGATGCGTTCGAGCTCGAAGCCGCCGGAGCAGCTGATGGCCGCTTCGCCGGCGCCGTGGCAAGCCTTGCAGACGACAGGCGCGCCGGCCTGCATGGCAGCGACGACGCCCGTGCCGTGGCAGACCTTGCATTTGCTGTCGAGCCAATGCGCGAGCGACGCTTCGGCAACGCGGCGGTACAAGGTATTGGCCGCCTGCGCATCCCAGGCCGTCTGCGCCTTGACCCAGCGCCGCGCGCGGCCCTTCTGCGTCACGGCAGCCGTCCAGGCGCGCAGCAACTGCGCCAGGTTGCCCGCATTGCCTTCGAACAGGCGGCTGACGGTGCCGTCCGCATACTTGACGCGGCACAGCAAGGCACCCATGTCGCCGGCCAGCGCGGCGGCCGCGATAACATCCAGGTCGTGGTGGACGGCATCGTCGCGCAAGTTCTGCGACGACAGCGATGCGATGAATTTTTCTGCAAACCCCATGATTTCTCCTCGTTGATACTAATCGTTATTCTGTGCCGGGCCAAACAGCGCCGCCACCAGCGGATCGCGGTGCGCCGTGCCGCGTGCCCAGCTGGCCGTGCGTCGCACTTGCGGCGGCAGTTCGGCCCAGCCATCGACCTCGTCATCCTGCTCGCCCAGCGCGTACAGGGCGGGCCGCTGGCGTCCCGGTTCCGTGCAATGGCGCTGTGCCAAGTGGATCTGTCCCATGCCGCACATGTGGCGCAAATAGCGGCTCATGGTGCCTGCATCGAGTCCCAGCAAGGCGGACAATTGCGCCGCGCTGGCCTGGCCCTGCTCGCGAATGTACTGCGCGATGCGGGCGATATGCAGCTGCGACTTTTTGCTGCGTCCCTGTAACTGGCGCCCCTGCCGCGGCGCCGTCCTGCTTTCAACCAACTGACTGCTGTTCAACAT